TTACGGTACTTCTGTGGCGTCATGCGCCATTTGTGCGCCACTCCCAAAAATCGAGGACGAAATTTGGTCCATGACATTGCGATGCGTGTCGCTCGGAAACATATGCCCATATCTGCTCATGGTGACGGCCAGTGAGGAGTGACCGGCGAACGTCTGGACAGTCTTCGGCTGCATACCGGCCTCAATCCACGTGCTGATGGCAAAGTGCCGTAGAGCGTGCCAATTAAATGCCTTGAACTTCCCGCCGTCCTCTTTTGCCTTGGCGGTAGCAGCAGCAAGTAGCGGCCGAAACTCCCGCTTGAGGATGTTTTTGTGATCGAGAAATCCGCCCTTAGAATTCGGAAACACTAGATCATCAGCCTCAGAGCTCTTGGCTGAGTCCTTCCACTTCCGAAGTTCGGCGAGCATTGCGGATGACAGCGGTACTTGCCGTATGCCTGCGGTCGACTTCGTCGTGTCCTCATTCTTATATGCATCAACGCGACCGTCGACGGTTAGCTCGCCGGCATTGAAGGCCACATGTCTCCAGCGAAGCGCGTAGAGTTCGGAGGCGCGCACACCGGCTGATGCTGATAGGCGCATGCGAATTGCGATGCTGCCTTTGGCTTGGCCGAGCGCGGCAGCCAGATCTGCCTTGGATGGCGGCACGACCTTCTTTGCGCCTTCGCCACGCTTGCCGGTCACTCGGATATTGCTGGCCGGATTGATGGCAAGCAAATCGTTGCTTACTGCATGCTGTAGGGCGCGCGACAGACTTCCGAGAATTCGGCGCGTTGTCACGACGCCGACGCCAGCATCACGCAGCCGATCGCGGAAGTCACTGACGACCTTGGCCGTGCATTGGGAGAGCTTCACCGCACCTATGCCGCCTTCGAACTCAACGGCGCGCCCTTCCTGCGGGGCAACGTAGTTATAAAGCTGACCTTCGACTGTTCTGAGATAATGCTCGCCAGCATGTTCGCCGCGATCACGACGGCCGGCCAGGTGCTTGAGGTAGTCTTTGACTGCGTCCTCAACGGTAGTGCTTGCCGCATCGGCCCGATACGTGCCGGTGACAACTTGGTGCGTTACTTCCGTCCGGCGAGCCTCGGCGTCACGCTTCTTTTCGAATTGCTCCTTGTGCCGCTTTCCGCTCGCGTCGGTATAGGCAAGCACCCATGCCTCGCGCTCAACGCCCTTGCTTGTCTTCCATCTTCGCTTCGTGATCGTCGCCATTCCGTGACCTCCTGATTTGAATGGCGCACGAAAGCACGGCAAGTTAGGGCAATCAAGAAAAACCTTGACAAAGGATGTAAAGTGATATAAGGGAGAAGACACACTTATCCACTCTCGAAAATACCAGTTTTACAAATCATGTCAACCCCACCGGAGGAAAAAAATGCAGGCAGCGAATGATAATGTGATCGAGGGCGATCTTCTGATGGGCGCCCACGCTATCGCACGGTTCTTGGGCGTCACGCCCCGGCAGGTCTACAGGCTCACATACGGCGCGCTTGTCCCTCATTTCAAACTGGGCGGCACGGTCGCGGCCCGTAAATCATCGCTGTCCAAATGGCTGGCCGAGCAAGAAGGGGCCGCAGCATGAACGTGGGCCAGTACAAGACCGATAAAACCCGCGAAATCATCGAGGACGCAATTAGCCAGTTGATGGCCGTAGGCGCATCCAATGACACAGCCGCGGCTCTTCTCGTGGTCCAGGGAATGATCCGCATTGAGGACCGCCAGAAACGTAAAGAAGTGGCCGCCTTTGCCGCCCAAGCGGCCGAAGACACCATCGATTAAATGGGAGGTTCAATGGAAATCTTAGATGTCCGCCCCGACACCGGCGGTGGGAGCATCATTGCGCGGTTTGACGCGCAGTTGTCGCCGGACGTTCGAATGTTCGGGCTGAAGCTCGTCAAAACCCCGCGCGGGCATCGGGTCTACCCGCCACATACGAACGTCCATAATTGCGCGACGTTCGCCCCCACCTTCGCAGAAAAACTTATCCGCGCCGCATTGGCAGCCCTGAACGGAGAAGCCGAATCGAATGACCGTAGCGCAACGTAAGCAGTTCATTTTCGGCGGCCTGTCCGCTGCTGACGACTTCGACGGCATCGCCTCAATCTATTACGGCCTGCACGATCGCATTTTCGATTGGGGGCATGCCGTCTCGCACATCGTCGTCGCCCCTGCCAAGGAAGATGGCCAGCCCGACTGGGAGCGAGCCGCCCCTGAGACGCTAGAGCAGCCCTCAAGTGATAGCGGGCCGGCAGACATGGCAGAGGTTGCCCGCTGGGCCGTGCTTGTCGATGAGATCGACGGCTGCGACGCAAAGACCTCCATGCTGCTGTGGCTGGATCCCGAAACAGCCGAGCCCAAGGTGGCGCAGATCGCTGGCCCTGATGCGGACGGCGAGATCGCAATGCGGATTATCGGCCGTGATATCGGCGCGATGCCGCCTCCGAAGGAATACAAACCCGGCCCGCTCTCCGCCAGCCTTCTGAAGCTCGCGGAGAAGATGAACCCCCCCCCTGCAGCCAACGACAACAAGCCACAAGCTGAAAAGCCCTCCGCATTCGTCGATGCGGAAACGCTTCTCGGCATGGAATTCTCGCCAATCAAGTACGTCATTCCCGGTTTTGTCGCGGAAGGGCTCACGCTCCTCGGCGGCAGGCCGAAGCTCGGCAAGTCATGGCTGGCCTTGGACTTTGGCATTGCCGTGGCCAGTGGCGGGCTATCGCTCGGCGTCGAGTGCGAACAGGGCGATGCGTTCTATCTTGCACTGGAAGACAACCAGCGCCGCCTACAGGACCGTCTCAAGGTGGTCCTGCCGAAGTTTCATCGGCCCGACATGTCGCGGCTTTCGCTCCTGACAGAGGCGCCAAAAATCAATGCCGGCCTTATCGACACGCTCGAGGCCTGGCGCACGCGTGTCAGCAACCCCCGCCTCATCATTGTGGACACACTGGCAATGGTCCGTGCCGAAAAGAAGCGCAACCAAGATTCCTATGCCGCAGACTACGAGGCGCTATCGCCCTTGCAGCGGTACGCAAGCGTGCATCGGCTGGCAATCGTCGTCGTCACGCACGTGCGCAAGGCTGAAGCCGAAGACCCGCTTGAAATGATCTCCGGCACGAACGGCCTTACCGGCGCGGCGGACTCCATCATGATCCTTAACAGGACAGCGGACGGGCCGAAACTCTATGGCCGTGGCCGTGACGTGGAGGAAGTAGAAAAGGCGCTTAAGTTCGACGGTGGCCGGTGGTCAGTGCTCGGCGACGTTGACGACGTGAAACGCTCTGGCGAACGCACGCAGATCATTGAGGCGCTACGAACTGCGACTAGCCCGATGAAGCCTTCTGAGATTGCAGAAGCCACCGGCATGAAGGCACCTAATGTCAGCTATCTGCTGCGCAAGATGGTAGCGGCGGGCGAGGCCGTGAAGGATGGATACGGAACTTATAGCTCCCCCCCTTCAAGTCCTTCAACCCCTTCAAGTTCAACCTCACACTATCCTCCTTCAAGTGCAGAAGTAGACTCTGACGGCGAGAACTTGAAGGACTTAGAGGACTTGAAGGGGGGTACACCTTCAAGTGACAACCAACAGAGGAGGACCGCATGAGCATACCGACAAATCTACGCACCGAGGCCGACCGCCGCGCAGTCGAACGGGCCGCGACGAAACTCCTAGCAGCCAACGACAACGAGCCGCCGAAAGGCCGGCAACCAGTCTACCGAGGCGGCAGGCCAGCCTTCAATTGGGCGGCGAAGAACGACGACTACGGCGCGGCATGCCTATGGTTGATCGCTCGCCAGCGGCTGCCAGATTCCGTGGTGGCAGCCAACGATAACGAACCGACACAAGGCGGTCTCGATGTGAGGCGCAATGGCGTGGCGCGCGGCAAGTCGAAATTTAAGATAGCGCTCGGCGAGCACCTTGCCTTGCCGGCAGTGCTTCCAAGGCTTGGCGATGCGGAACCGCAGCCAGTGGAGCCGTGCGGCTACACGCGGCAGGACATACTGCCACAGAATGACGTTGACGAGCTCTCGGATGATTTCCAGAGCTTCGGTGCATGTGCCGATGCCATCGCGCCTGGCGCGGAGTTCATTGGGGCCGAGAGCGGTCTCGGAACACCACGGCCCGGCAAGTCGCGTGGTTCTCCGCTGAAGGCAGAAGAGCCGACATTCGACGAACCGCCGGCGGATGTCGACTACACGCTTGAACTTCTACTGGCCCGCGAGAACGTGGCAGGCATTGGCCGGGCGTTCGGCGCCACAGGGCGTTACCAAGACCAGAAGGGTGCCGCGATGCTGCGGAAGGCGATGGATTGGGCAAAGGCGCAGGTTGCGGAAAGCAATTATCATGCCAATGTTGCAAATCGTGTAGCGTAATTTAGCTAACAGCAACAGCAACACAGTTAAGCCGCTCCATCGGGGCGGCTTTTTCTTTGCCGTTGACGTCGGATGTAAACGCAGCGGCAAAGATCAAATTCGGCGGCAGACATTGAGGGCGCAGCGACGCGTCCAACAACGAGCAAGGCGATGCGGGCCGCCACCTGCAGTTCAGTAACCGTTCAATCGCCGGACGTCGCATGCGGCTCGCCCTAGTGGCGGGCCGCTCCCCTCACACAAATCAATCCAGGTGATACATGCTTGACGAACTCAAAGCCGACGTGACGGCTGCGCTCACCGGCAGTCTGCGCCCTGCCACGCTTTGGCAATACTCGCTCGGCGACGATGGATACGGTAATGAGGCGCCGGTTTATGACACGCCATACGCCTGCGAGGGCCTGCGCGGCAGCTACGACGCGGAATACGCGGGCCTGAGCGGCATCCCTCGCACGGCCGCCAAGATCGAACTGCTGGCCGGCACGCTCGCGGTCGCGCCCAAGCGGCTCGATAAGATCGCCATTGAGGGCGGCTGGTGGCTCATCACCGAGATCGAGATCGATCCCGCGACGGCGATGTGGCTATGCCAGTGCTCCGAGACGAGCGCTGCGCCATGACGGTCGGTCTGGTCCCAATGCCCCCGAAACGCTCACGAGCGGGCACCGGTGGTGGGGTGTTGCGTTCTCTCTCCCGAAAAAAATCCAAGGAAAAAACGGCTGCTGAAATCGCCATCGCCTTTCTGGAAACCCTGAAAATTCCCGAGGGGCCGAACGCTGGCAAGCCGCTAAAACTGGCGGAATTTCAAAAGTCGTTTGTCCGCGGCGCGCTCGCCCCTGAAAATATGGTCGCCTGCCTTTCGATCGGCCGTGGCAACGCTAAAACAGCACTGTCGGCGGGCCTCGCCGCCGCCGCGGTAATGGGGAAATGGGACTCGCAGCCAAAGCGCGAAATTATCCTGGCGGCCCGTAACCGAGATCAGGCGAAGACAGCCTTCAATTTCATAACTGGTTTCATCGAAAGCCTTCCCGCCGACGAGCAAGAGCTTTTCACCATCCGCCGTGGCTCGCGGTTGGAGGTGGAATATAGCGGCAATGGCGGCGGCTTGGCCCGATGCATCGCTGCTGATGGTCGTTCGATTCTTGGCGGCGCTCCAAACCTTGCCATCCTCGACGAGCGGGCAGCGTGGGAACGCGAAAAAGGCGACTTGCTGGAAAACGCCATCTTGTCCGGCCTGGGCAAGCGCGGCGGCAAGGCGCTGATCATCTCGACCAGTGCGCCCGACGACGCCAACACCTTCAGCCGCTGGCTCGATGAGCCGCCCCCCGGCACGTATACGCAAGAGCATAGGCCGTCCTTCGGCCTTCCCGCCGACGACGCGGAAAGCCTGCTGGTGGCCAATCCTGGCGCCGCTGAGGGCATAGGAGCATCGCTGGAATGGCTACAGGCTCAAGCCCGGCGCGCAATCGCTCGCGGTGGCTCGGCGCTCTCGTCTTTCCGCAATCTCAATCGGAACGAGCGTGTCAGCACCGAAGATCGCTCCGTTTTGGTGACGGTGGACGAATGGATGGCTGCCGAAGTCTCTCCCGACGATCTCCCGGCCCGCGAAGGCGAGTGCATCCTTGGTATCGACTTGGGCGGCTCCCGCTCGATGTCGGCTGCTGCGTTCTACTGGCCCGCCACGGGCCGCCTGGAGGCAGTCGGCACGTTTCCAAGCAAACCCGGACTTGCCGATCGCGGCGCGTCTGACGGCGTGTCAGGCCGCTATTTGGAAATGAAGGAACGCGGGGAGCTATCAGTGCTCGGCGAGAACACGGTGCCGCCTGGCCCGTGGCTCGCCAGCGTCGTCGCGCTTGTCGATGGCTCCACCATTTCCTCAATAGTCGGCGATCGATTCCGGCACGCGGAATTCGTGGAAGCTATGCAGGGCGCCGGCCTGTCCCGCGTGCCGTTCATTTGGCGCGGCTTCGGCTGGAAAGACGGCTCCGAAGATATCGAGCGGTTCCGCCGCGCGCTGTTCGACGGGCATGTAAAGACCCGGCCATCGCTGCTGCTGCGTTCCGCCATGGCCGATGCGATCACGCTCATTGACCCGGCCGGCAATGCAAAATTGGCAAAGGGCAGATCGCTGGGCCGCATCGACCCGGCTGCTGCAACCATCCTGGCCGTGGCGGAAGGCTCCCGGCGCATGGCTCGGCCGACGAAAAAGCTGCGGCAGGCATCATGGGTGTAATGCATCACGATAGCCGCTGGTGGCCGGTTCGAACGGCCGCTGTCCGCCGCGATGACTTCAAATGCACAGAATGTGGAGCCCGCGGCCGGCTGGAAGTCCATCACGTAATCCCGGTGCGACTGGCGCCGGAGCTTGCCTACGATCTAGGCAACCTGAAGACGTTGTGCGTCGCCTGTCATCTCGAGAAGACACTGGCCGAACGCGGCCAACTACCATCGCCAGAGCGTAAGGCCTGGCAATCCCTCCTCCGAAAGGAACTTTGAATGCTTGAATCTGTTAAAATCCAGCGTCGTCAGTCCGAAATCCGACAGGCGCTCGCCGGCCTGGTTGGCAAGGCTGACGCCACCGCCGACGAGATCCGCTCGATGGAGAGCATGGACTCCGAATATCGCAGCAACGAGACTCGTTACAGGGCCTCGCTGATCGCCGAGGACACGGAACGTCGGGACGCCAAGGGCGAGCTCGAAACCCGTTCGGATCGGGAATATTCGGACCTGATTGACCGCTTCGAAATGCGCCAGGTCGCTTTGTTCCTTGACGAGGGCCGCACGCTTTCTGGCGAGACTGCTGAAGTCGTTCAGGAGCTTCGCTCCAAGGGCGGTTACCGCGGTTGCCCGGTTCCCCTTGAAGCGTTCGCGCTCGAACAGCGTGCCGGCGAGACTGTTGCCTCGGGTACTCCTTCGCCCAAGATGACGGCTCCGATCATTGATCGGCTCTTCCCGGCTTCTGTGGCAGCGCAGATGGGCGTTCAGATGATTAATATCGGCCAGGGCAGCGAGGAATGGCCGCTTACCGCTTCTTCGGTCACGGCTGGCTGGCAGGCGACGGAAACCGGCAACGTGGCTGGTCCGACTGTCTACTCGACCGCGCAGCGCAGCGTTGCTCCGAACTCGACTCTCGGCATCCAGATGAAAATCACCCGCAAGGCGCTCAAGCAGTCCGGTGACGCTCTGGAACAGGCTGTTCGCCGCGACATGAACGGCTGCATGTCTGTAGCGCTCGATAAGGCGGTTTTCCTCGGCGCTGGTGCCTCCGGTGAGCCTGCGGGCTTGCTGGTCGGCTCGTATGGCATCACGTCGACGGCAGTTGCGGCTGCGGCTTCGTGGGCTGCGTTCCGCGCCGCCATCGTGCGTTTCATGACTGACAACGCGATCACCGGGCCGGGCTCTGTGAACCTGCTGATCCGTCCGGAAGTCTTCGATAAGATGGATGGAACATACATCACCAACACCGCAGTTACCGAGTGGGATCGCCTCACCAAGAACGTTGGCTCGCCAGTAATGACGACCAATGCGCTGGCGGCTCCGACCGGCTCGCCGCTCGCGACCAAGGCGCTGCTTACCACCTCGATCGGCGGCGTTGCACCGGCAGTTCTGGCTACATGGGGCGCCGTCGACCTGATCCGTGACGTATATTCAGACGCTGCATCGGGCGGCCTTCGCCTCACTGGTTTGGTTACCGCAGACGTTAGCGCGCTGCGCTCGCAGCAGCTTCAGATTCTGACCGGAGTTCAGGTGTAACATGCTTTACGGCGCGCCGATTTCACTAGAAATCCGCGCCGAAGGCGGAGCGACCCGGTTGACGGGTCGCTTTCCTTACGGCTCGGAAACCACGCTCGGAAACGGCAAGCGTGAGCGCTTCGCCACTCGGGCTTTCCGCTCTCGGATCGAGGCTCGCGAGAATATATTTCTTCTCGCCGGTCACGATCCTGAAAAACCGCTCGCGTCTACGGACGCTGGCTCTCTCACGCTTCGTGACGACGACACGGCGCTTTACATCGAGGCCCGTGTCGCAGCAACCACAAGCTGGGCACAAGACGCCCTGGCGGCTCTCGCGGCTGGCCTCACCAAGGGCATCTCACCGGGCTTTCGCGTATCGCCTGGTGGCGACATCGTGACCCGCTCGGCCGAAGGCCTGCTGCGCACCGTAAACGCAGCCGAGCTTTTCGAGGTGAGTTTGGTCACCCGACCCGCTTATGACGCAGCCCAGATCGCGGCGCGTTCATGGTCACTCGCCAATGACGAGGCACCAGACGCCGGCCTGAAACGCACTTTGAGCCGATGGAGGGCATGATGGCGACCACGATCAAACAAGTCGAAGCAATCCCGGCCGCATATCCTGCCACGCCGTCGGGCCTTTCGACGGCAGCGGCTGCGCTGGATCCGGACATGATCTGGCAGCGCATCGAGGCATACACCGCGCACCGCTATACCTCCCGTGCGATCGAGTGGATCACGGAAGGCTGCGGCGAGTGGCACCCGCCCTTGGCGCCGGCAACCGTCTCGACGGTTGAGGTATGGCAGGCCGATGCATGGGAGTCCGTCACGCTCTCGCCATCGCCTATGGGTGGCTATGTCCTTCCGGGCGGCACCTATCGCTTTGTCGGCACGGTCGGCAGCGGCACGGTTCCCGAGATCGTCAACGAGGCCTTCCGGCGTCTGGCTGAGTATATGGCCGCCGCAAAGAAGGGCTCGCCGGGAACCACGCGCGAGCGTGTAACTGCCGGTTCGGTCACCGTCGACAAAAGCCGTGCGGCATCGTGGGCGGCACAGGCAATGGCAAACAGCGGCGCCGGCGACCTGCTGCGCAATTTCCGGAGGGTGTAGTGAGTATCTTAGATTTTTTCCGGCGCTCTCCCGTTGTCGAAAAGCGTTCCGCTATGTCCGGCTTCACTGCCGAACTGATGGCGGCTCGCGAAAGCTACATCAGCGGCCGGCGCGGTATTGCCGAACTAACCGCGACGGCACAAAGCTGCGTTAGCCTTTGGGAGGGCGCATTCAGCCTTGCCGATGTCACCGGCACGGATCTGCTCGACAGGCGCTCCCTGGCGCTCCTGGCCCGCTCTCTGGCGCTTCGTGGCGAGGCGGTATTCCTCATCAGAGAGACCGGCCTTGTGCCTTGCTCGGATTGGGATCTGTCCACCCGAGACGGCAAGCCGAGGGCCTACCGTGTCAGCATCTCAGAGGCGGGCGGCGGCACGACGCAAACCGCACTGGCCGGCGAAGTCCTGCACCTGCGCATCGGCGCCGATCCCGTCGCGCCTTGGCTTGGAACGGCTCCTTTGAGGCGGGCGAGCCTGACGGCTGGATTGCTCAATGCACTGGAAAGCGCTCTGGCCGAAGTGTACGAAAACGCGCCCCTCGGTTCGCAAATCGTGCCCTACCCGGAAGGCGCTGAAACCGACATGACGTCGCTCGGGCGTTCCTTCCGCGGTCAGCGTGGCCGTGTTCTGCTGCGCGAATCCGTCAACGTTTCGGCGGCTGGCGGGCCGGCTCCTGCGGTGGATTGGAAGCCGGCAGACGTGACGCCGGACATCGAGCGCTCAATGTCGGTAGAAAGCCTGGCTGCGGCGCGTGATGCCATCTGCGGCGCGTTCGGCGTGCTGCCAGGGCTGTTCAATGCTTCCACGACCGGGCCGCTGGTACGCGAGGCGCAAAGGCATCTTGCCCAATGGACGCTCCAGCCGATCGCCATGCTCTTGGCCGAGGAAGCGTCGGAAAAGCTCGGCTCGCCGGTCGACATCGACGTGATGGGGCCAACACAGGCGTTCGATGCTGGCGGCTCGGCAAGGGCGCTGGCGACCATCGTGCAGGCCTACGCGCAAGCAAAGGAAGCGGGCCTTGCGCCTGCGGTCGTCGATGCCGCGCTGGCTAAGTTGGACTGGAAATGAAGCTAACAGCGGGCCGCCTAGTGCGGCCTGCAACCAAGCTAGTATGGTTTTACAAATTTGTAGAACTACATTATTTTTCAATGACTTAGTCGATTTTTTCACTTGACGGCGTGCGCTTCATTTGGTTTGCTACCTCCATCAGCGGAGAGGACAGCAAATGGAAAACAGCGACAATTGTCTCACTTTCGAAGTTGGCCAGATGGTCGATCACGTTTCGGGCGGCATGCCGGCAGTAGTGATAGCTCGCCAGCTAACGACACTCGGTCGGCAGCACTACGAACTGCGAGACGCCAGTGGCCGGCGAAGGCATTTCCTCGGCAACGTTCTCGTGGCGCTGGACTCATGAAACCCGCCGTCATCCGAGAGATCAAAGAGCTTGCCGCCGAAGCCGGAGCGGACAGTTGGGAACTGATCCGCGAGGGCAAGCACCTGATTATCGATTTCCGATTCCCTGACAGGACCGTCCGGCAGGTGATGGCCGCCACGCCATCGGGGCCGCGAGCACGTCGAAACGAGGCCGCATGGCTACGCAGGAAGGCGGCGGCATGA